AGTAGCCATTATGTATAATCCGCAACGTACTGGTCTAAAACTCGCTTGATATGTGCGGGCAGGCTAGTAGTGGTAATGTATTCTATTTGTACTGCATTACTACCAGGAGCTTTTGGACTATGGATAGCCGCGTCGTTCTTTCTGTAGTAAGTTACCAAATCCATTACTGCTAGTGCTAAGTCTGGTGGTACGTCATCATATCCGGCTCTGTAGGTAACCTTGTATCCGTTTACAAGTTTAGGAAATACTCCTAGACTATTTAAACTTAAAATAGTGTCACCTTCCAGTACCCAATCGGTGTACTGTGTTAAGTTAGTGTATGTTTGACCGTAGTCACTACTAGTCTGTACAGTAGCTATACTTACTACCGGAGTTTCCGCTAGTATTAATTTGTCAAACCCGCCGCTGAAAACTTCTACTTTGTCACTATCCATATAGTCAACAAAAGTTCTGCGGCAATAATTTTTTACTAATTGTGATACGCGAGGTACAAGGGCATCAATGATAGCATCTTCATTTGTGCTCTTAATACCGGCATATGTTTTATATTCTTGTCGAGTAATTAAGTTCAATGCCATTTTAACCCCTTCTTGTTCTATAAAAGCACTGGGTTAGAGCGCTTTTATAGAACAAGACCATTTCTGGTCTTGTTCATTAGACTAATTAAGCTACGTAACGTAGTGCGCTTACGCCTGCACCGTTAACTGTAGAAACTTGAGTCATACCGGTACGTAGGCTAGCTACCATTACACGGCGTTGTGTTTCTACTAGGTCGTCAGTGTCAACACGTAGGCCACGCTGATTACCAACTAGGAAGTTCATTGGGTTGAAAGCAATAGCACCGATTGTACCGTTTGCCTTGTCTTCGAACTCACCGCTTACTAGAACTGGTGTATTAGCTACGCTACCAATTTGACCGCGTAGTAATGTGGCTTGTGCACCAACTTTATCCATTGTCTGGAAAGTTGCATCGTCTAGTAGGTCGTAGTAACCTTCTGTGCTTACAATGTAGATAACTTCGGCTGGGTCTAGACCCCAAATGCCTAGGTCACGACGCATAGCTTGTAGTTTAGCAACTGTTAGTTTAGCACCATCGCTAATGTCTAGAGTTACGCTGCTAGAAGCATCATAAACACCTAGGCCTTTAACTGGGTCTGCACCAGCACCAGCACCACGTAGCATAGCGCGATCAACAGCGCGAGCAACACGGCGAACCATTGCATCACGTACAACTGGCATAATTGCTAGAAGTGCGTCTTCCTCTTCTTCAAACGCTACATACTCGTTTGTTGCAACTTTGTATGCGTTTAAAGTGATTTCTTTTAGTGCGTGAGTAGCATTGCTACCAGCGCTATTAGCAGTACCAAACTGAGCGTTCTGTACCCATGTTGCAACACCAGCTTCTGGGTTTACAGGGATAGTCATAACGTTAGTTTGCATCTGGATTGCACGTAGTGTAGGTGCAACTACTAGACGCTGACGTACTTCGTTTTCCATGGTTAGGCTAACTTCGGTTTCCCATGTAGCGCTTGGAACGTGAGCACCGTACTTTTCAACCATATCGCGACCGAACTTGGTGTCGCCTAGAGCTTTACCAGCCATTTTAGCTAGTAGAACTGCTTTTTCCTTGTCGCCGTATTCCATGCTGGCACCTTTGCCGTCTTGGAATTGCATACGTGACTTCTGAATTGCTTCTAGCTCAGCAGCTTTCTCTTTTAGAGCAGCTTCTAGACCTTCTAGGGCCTTCTTGCTTTCAGCTTGTGTGTCTTGTAGACGCTTTTCTACTTCGGCTAGTAGCTTGTCAGCACCAGTTTCTGTAGGTGTTACAGCTGCAACTGCAGCCTTAATGCGAGCTTGTAGCTCGGCTTCTGCTTTTTCAGCGTCAGCTTTTTCTTTTGCTGCTTTTTGTTGTGCTTCGATTAAAGCTTTAGCAGTTTGTTCAGCGGCTTTAGCAGCAGCATCAGCCAACATCTGTTCTAATTGTTTAGGATCCATGTTCCATTCCTCATTAATATCGCTGTTCGCCGTACCAGAGGCTTCTAGCCCTTTAGCTGAGTCGCTACTGGATGCAAACTGCATTTTGAAAGATTTAAATTCTTCGGCGCTTTCAAATGCCTTAGAAAGATTAAATAACGTATTTTGATTTGCTGGCACGGATACAACTGAGATCTCGTGTAGCTCCAACTCTTTTACAATAAATACTTCAGCAGCTGTATTGTATTCAGCATCCTTAATACGGAAACCGATACTGAAAGCACTTAAGATACCTTTTTTAACTAGCTTGTAAACATCTCCGGCTGCATCAGAGATGTTGGCTTTAATCCACAATCCCTTGTCATCAACCTTGTGCTCAACCATCTTACCAACGGGCATAGTGTGATTGTGGTATGCCAGAATAATTGGGTTTTTAAGATAATCTTGAATACCTTTTTCCCATACACTGGATGGCACAACGTCACCGTGACGATCTTTGTCGTTAGTAGAGGCATAACCCTCAATAACAACGCTTTCGTCTTCGTCGTCAGTTTTAGGTAGAGCTTTAGCAGTAAACTTACTGTTAAAGTAAATGATTTTGTTCTTATCTACCATATTACTCCTTATTGCTGATTCTCTTTAGGTTTACCACCCTGCGACGGATCAGCAGCCGAACCTGCAATATTAGCAGGAATTCTTAAGTTATCGTTACCAGTGATGGTACCATAACGTAATTCTAAGCGTGCTTCGTTTGGTGTTATAATACCACCGTTTACCAGCGTACTGTGGTAAGCGGCTACATCCTTTAGTTCAGGTTGTAGGGCACTAACACTGCTTGTAACTGCTTCCACATCGTATCCGAAGTATCGTTCGACAGCAGAAACAAATTTCCTGTTAATTGGAAGCACTGTTTCCAAGTAAAATAAGCGCAGATTAGGGGAAATGTTAGCATTATTGCCTCCCGCTAAAAGTATTGGCGGAACGCCAACTGCTTGCATTATTTTTTCACTATGGGTTTTAATCGACTGATCAAAATCCATGTCTTTAAAGTTTGCAGTACCTAAACTGTGTGGTTTTAACCCGCTGTCCAAGATCATTGGACGCTTGCCACCGCCTTTGGTATTGTATTTTTGCAACCAGTAGCTAATCGTTTTTTCCTTAGCTACTTGCGATAGGGTGTTTTCTGTGGTTAGTACTAAACCAAATACGGCACCGTTATCAAAAAACTGTTCTTGGAACTGCTGCATGCTGTACATTATGTTAATGCTACGCTGCGCACTTTCCAGTCTGCTTGATCCGCGATAAATACTGTCTGAACTCAAGTCGCGGAAGTAAAAAACCTCAGACTCTTTAAAGTCTACCATGCCGTTGTAACGAAACCCGCGAATAAAAGTTTTTGAATCTGTTAAGATTTCTACTTTATCGGCAGGCAAGTGGTACATAAACGTACCGTCAAAGTGTACAAACGCATTACCTTCCAGCACAAAGTCGCAAAATAACGCTTGACGAAACTCTTGTGCACTTTGGTAAGGATTGGGTCTGAAATTTAGTAAGGTATTTAGCTGTTTTTGTCGTATACCTACCACAACGCCGTCGTTGACTTTGTCTTTTACGTCGTAGTCTAAGCTAGCACAGGCGTTTGTTAGCAAGCTAATAGGCCTGTTTACTGCTTCCAACTTCTTGAAAGCTTGTTGGTAGGTAAGTTTGGCAGTGGATCCAACTTGGGTTCCACTCTCCTGGGCAATTCGTTCTTGTGCGGGATTTAGTTTGCTGCGTAAGCTATCCCACTGTTTTTGAAACCAGTTCATATTTTCATCCTTAAGTGAACTCGCTGAAAAAGGAGCCACTGGTAGGAATGGGTCTGTTACCGGTTTCGTGTTTTTGGCGCTGTATTTCGATCCAACGCTGCTGGCGCGCTTCCGAACCAGGTGGTGGCGCTTTACCATAAACACCGTGTAAAGCTACATGGTGGTGATTACAAAGGGTGTAAACCAAGTCATATAGCTCGTGATGATGCTTTTCGATAAATTCATCGCGTACTGCCAAAATACCTTCATCGGTACTTATATCA